TTTTGGATTTTCTCCCAAGCATTACGGATACGAGTGATTTGTCCTTTTGTAAGGTTACTCACATCGAATCCACGCAGAGTATTTTGGTTGTGGGCGGTAGAGAGAACATGGCGTTCTGTTTTCTTACCATTATCATAAGTGAACTTTCGTTCTGAAATATAGGTGCTTCGCATTTGGTTTTTCTATTATTATTATTAGAGTGGGTTAATGTAGGGAAGGAACGCACCAAAGTATTTTTCAAGTATCTCACTTAGGTTATTATTATGTTTCAGCGTCTTACTTCCATTCCCTACATATTATTATAGTCATGGGGGGGCAGATTTTGACCAACTATTTGTGAAATATTATTGGCGTAACTCCTTGTGGTTACCTCAATTACAAAAATCTAAAAACTTGCGTAGGCGGAAACAGGTTGGTATTCCTTAAACCTTTTCTATAATAGAATGTAGGGATTATTGGGTTTCGTCTTACTTCGCATTGGCGAAACTCAAACCTGCCATTTTGGCATAAAATCTGCTTGCGGTGTATAACATGATTTTGGTTATATCTATTTTGTAATAGGCTCGCCACCATCATCGTATTTGGAATCTAATTCCCACCATTCATTCAACTCTTTACATGGAATAATTTTTCCGCCAACAGAACTTTGTTGGTTTCCCTTTAATTCTTGAAACAACCTCCTTCGGAAACCTTCATTTCTGAAATCTATCCGACCTAAAAATGATGATAATTCAACGGGATAACTTTTTAATTCTAACGCAAATAATACGACATGAAAAGCATTTAGCATATCAGGGTCATGNTGAGCAAGCAAATCAAAAATGAGAGGATTGTCTACGCCAACGACCGAAAGTGCTTTTGACTTTTTAGTATTGGTTANACGCAAAGCAGTTAGNGGTAACACCTCACAAAACACCTTATATTCATCTCGTAGTAACCGAATATTGAAATAGGGATTCCTAAATANTGTTCTCATTTCCTTGTTTTGACTCTTTTGACTTTTAGGTCGGAGCGGGACTGTTTCCCTGTAAAATACATTGTTTTTCTATCTGGCGTTTTTGTAACAATACCTCGTTTCCACGCTTCAGGGTCTGTGGTAAAACTTTCGTTTTGACTCTTTTGACTCTTTTGACTTTTACTCATAAGGTCTAGAGGGTGTTCAGCGTGGTATGCCCTTCTTGCTTTTATACGAGCCAATAATCCGACTGCCTTAACGGACTTTTTGACTTTTGGTCCCATGTAAACACCTTTTGACATTTCAATATCTGCTTCTCTTCTCAATCTAGCAGCCAAATTCTCCGCCCTTTCCGTTGGAGTTTTGACTTTTGACTTTTGACTTTTAGCGTCCATTAGTTCCGAATTCCCTGTACGTGCTGTCTATAAGTTTTTTTGACTTTTGACTTTTGACTTTTAGCATTCAAGGCTTTATCTATAACCGTTCCGGCGGCAGCTTGACCTGCCACACTTTTCGGTGTCGTGGGTAGTAATGCCTGACCAATCTTGCCAGTCCTATCTGCTACTGCTTGCAAGGGCGGGATTGGCTTGTTCACAAGTTTTGTCGAGCCCTGCCTAACGGCATTGTACGCCTTTTGTGCGTAAGGTACGGCTGCTTTGATGACCCTTGTGACTCCTTTGGCCGCCGCTCCTCCGAATGGTAACGTGGCTGCTGAAAAGCCAGCGACGGTAGCCTGCTTGGCGTGTTTTTGCGCGTTCTTAACCAGAGCCTGCTTCTTCAATTGCTCAGGGGAATACTTAGTTTTTTCATAACCTACCTTACCAGGAGTATAATCCCGAGGCTGTGGTTTGAAAGGGGGACCAGTCCTTAGCGGAGTATTTTTCATTTGTTGAGGACCGAAGGGGGGCTTTTGGGGCTTTCCTTTTATTGAGATTTCCGGAGTGCGGTTGGCGGCTTCTTTTCTTCGTGCTCTATCCCCCGTAGGACCTTTATTGTACCCCTTTGGGTCTTTAGTTGGGTCTCTGTAAGCGTTCGGGTCACGGAGCGTACTTTGAACGCCGCTATCTGTACGTTTAAAGGTTGGGTCCGGTTTCTGCAAGGTTGTTGGAGAAGGGGCTGGCTTAAGCCTAGGTGTTGGTTCCGTAGGAGCTATAGCCTTAGGCGCTTTTGGGGGTTCCTCATATGCTCCGAATTTGTATCTTCTTTCCGAATCAAGGAAGCTTCTCCTCCTCCTGTCACCTATGGTTTTCGTGCGGTCCTGTCGAGCCTTATCAAACTCCGCGTACCTAGCGTCGTATTCTTTGTTAAACTTTGAGTACTCAAAATCCCCACTCTTGTTTAAGTACTGCTGTTTCTGCGCAGGGGTTAAAGCTTTGCCATTAATGGTATATGTATTATCTGAGGAGTTCCATTTTACCATATCCCTCTTAGGGGCTTTCCCTTGTACCCCTAACCCTTGGTCTAAGGGGTCACCAATCTTCCAAGGCTTTGCTCCTGTTGTTGGTGCCGGTGCTCCAGTGCCTCCTGTTGTTGGTGCCGGTGCTCCAGTGCCTCCTGTAGCAGCTCTAGCGTTTGACGCGGCTCCTATAGAGGTTGGGGTAGGCTTACTTCCCATTGCTTTGTACGCCAACATACCAGCACCTACAGGAATGGCAACATCTAGCGCCTTTCCAATTATGCCTCTTTCCTTTTTTTCTTTTTCGTTAAGCAGAGGTATATTGTTGTAATTTAAGTCTTTCATCTATCCTATTCTCATTGTATATAGTATTTCCGTAGGTATCTCTCTCTAAACTTCTATAATAGGTCTGCTCTTCACAGGTAATCTCCAGAAGAGGAGTATCGTACCCTACAACTGTTAGGAAACGGGTGTTCCCAGACTTATCTTTGAGGGTTACTTGTGTCTTTGATTGTAATTTGAGGTTTAACATATTTTGTTCGGCATCCTATCCAGAAATAGGCTTTCATTTTTGGTTTTTTGTTTGAGAATGCTACTTTGGCGTGCATAAATCCCTTATACCCCTCTTCAGAGTAGTGACTGTCATTCGCTAACCCTTTAGATTTTAAATACTCTATAGTCTTTTTAAAGCTTTCCTTCTCATTCTTATGAGAGAGTTCTATGGCTACGTAAGGATTCACTTTCCTTCCAGAAACTCGGTAACCAACATACTTACATTTAAGCCCATGCTTTTCGAAATCCGAAATAAGGCTTAAATCTACATCAATTCCCATCTTCTTGTTCAGGTCCACTACCCCCTCATACGTTGCCGTAAACTTTCCCGGGGCGGGTCTTGGAATCATGCATATACTAACAGGACCCAACAAAGGTATCTTATTCAGCGCAGCCAGCGAGAGAATAACTCCATTGTGTCCCATTGCCTTAGCACAAAACTTTAAAACGGTCTCTTTGGTGCTTTTACGTACTTTAAAGGCGGCTACTACGGCTTCTGCGTCTGGAAATGCAAGGCCTTTGTACGATAGGTCTACTCCAGTCTTACTAAACAGGGACTTAAACAATCCAGGAGTGTAGGAGAAACCGTATTCAGGGTGTAATCTATCACTAAATATAGGAAACTTGTACCTATCACAGTACCACCTAGCCAAACTAGGGACTAAGACAGCAGATATCTCATCAAAAGCATACCCCTCGTCCTTTAAATCCAGTTCAATACAGCTTCCCGTACCCCTACCTGCGCCTACATGAGCATTAACAGTACGCTTGTACATTTTAGGAGCCCATCTATCTTTAAATATAATATCGGGATTAACAAACGGTGTTAAATATTCCATATACCTTTCTTTGGTTTGTGTATTTTAAAACACTCAGGGCACACATATTCTCCTTTCTTAGTGAAAGATTTATGTGTGCCTAGAGTTCCCTTTGGGATTTTTATTTCTTTAATAAGCGCGCAAATAGCACACTTAACGCCATGAAACTCGAATTTATCGGTTTCTCTTATTTGAGGCATGTTTAATCGCTAGTTGGTGTCTCCACTTCGTCAGCATGTCCTTCCATAACCCACTCAACCCCGTTAGTTAGAACCTCTTGGGTCCCATCAACGATTTTGTTGGTCATGGCACATGAAATTAGGAATGTTCCTACGAGAGCTCCCAAGACAAAAAAGAAAATAGATTTCCAATTGCCTAGAATGAGAGTATTGATGTTGTTTAAAATGGTTTTCCACATAGTTCTTTATTTAGTTGTTCTGGCACACTCGAGAGGATTTGAACCTCTGACCGTCGGATTAGAAGTCCGATGCTCTATCCAGCTGAGCTACGAGTGCTTAGCCCAGCAAAAGGTCATCTTTATTGTTCGGGACTTCATGTATCCCCACGTTAGATTTTGACACGTCTACACTCTCGATAACGACTTCCGTGACCCCGTCAGCGAAAACCTTTACCCAGTCCGTAGCTTCCACGAAAGAATCAAAAGTTTCAGTGCATAGCTTGCCGTTAATTCTTACTTTAAACTTTTTACCTTCCATATACTATTATAGTCTATACAGCCTCAGTTCTGTAATAAATTACAGTGTTTAAAAATATATTCCCAGTGCCCTCAACTGAGGTAACCTTTAAAGCTGTGTTTTCTGTCAGTGCTACCCCATAAGGGAAGGTTAGGGAAAATTGATTATTCGAAATACCTTGAGCGCGTCCACACCAAAGAGTAGTAGCATCCGAAGCGTTTCCATCAGAGAGAAGCCAGTTACCATAGTTAGAAGCGGCGCCAGCCACCACACTCCCTTGTACCCCGTAAATGACCAACTTATTACCACCCCCCGGAGCAGCTACAACTTCTGTGTTAGTTACGGGGTTGTCCCCCGCAGTGTCTAAATCAAGATACACATGGCTTAGGTATGAAGAAATAGAAGGTTGTACCGCAACATTTAAGGTTCCTTCTACAGCTGTCTCAATTGCCTCAGTATCTACCTTAATAGTGTCTAGTACATTATCAATCTCCGTGAGCTTCGTATGCGACGTAATGTCGTGGCTAGACGTAGTTAAGGAACCCCCAGTAACCGTAGCAGTGCTTCCCGCACCTGAGGTGTCACCCCCAATCGCCACTATTTGCCGGTAGTCCGTGGTTGTTGCGGTAGAATGTACTAAGTATGCATCGATACCGTACGAGGTATCAAAACCTGACACGTTAACTACAGAATCTGCCATAGTTAGAAGGTCGGACTAGGCTGTATAGTATAGAATAAGGAAACTACGTGGGCAGTTTCGTTCCAACCAGTCGCGGTGTTCCCCACAATTTTAACTTGCTTGTTAGCCGTTACTCTAATAGGCATTGGGAGTATTGCTGTACATTGCCCTGCGCCAGAATGCTCAGTCGCGTGAAGACCAGCGGCTACGGTGGCAATAATAGTGCCATCCTCATCCTTAATGTTACCCGCAGAGTATGCTCCAGAGCAAGAATATTGCCACCCCCATATGTATACGGAATTTAACGCTCCGGGAGCTGCAACCAGTTCCGTGGAGTTAGTTGTGACAATGGTTTTTGAGACAACCTTCATAAAAGATTGGTCTCTTTGAACTTGCGGCTTAGCCGCTACACTGGATAATAGGTAATTACTCATAATTATGTCTCTCTATTATATATCTACCCTCATGGACGAATCAGTGGGATATTTATATACAATTTTTGTGGAGCTAGCGTCTAAGTCCTCAACTTCCGGGTATTCTTGGACTGCTAAGGCTCTTAGGGACTTTCTTTCGGTCCCCACATTAATAACTCCAAAATCTCCGAGCCGTTTTACTATTTTTTTGGCTATAATATCTACCCAGTCCTTTGAGGTGTAAACGTCTTTGAATACTTTAGTGAGCTTATCTTCCCCCCAGAACCCTCTAGGGAGAAAAGAGGTTCTAATAACCAACCCAGTACTAGGGATAAATGCTTCCCCCGCTAACTTACTGTACCCATAGAAACAAAAAGGGCGTGGGATATCATATACCTCATAATTTCCTTCTGTCCCCTCATACACATAATCCGTGGATATATACACAAATTTAAAATGCTTCTGTTTAGCCCAAGAAGCCAGATACCCTGTACCTAAAATGTTAGTGTTGATTACTTGTCGGTGGTTCGCGGGCAACTGTGCGTTGGGTACGTTTGTGTAAGCAGCGCAATGAAGTAGCATATCGCACCCCATACCTCGACCCTTAGAAAAGAAGTTGCCAACGGAGTGACCATTCGAGATATCCATCTCATCCCTCGTAGGGGATACTACAAAGGCTCCCTCTTTTTCTAATAAAGGTATTAGCTCGGAGCCTAAGTTCCCAGTTCCTCCAGTGACTACAACCCTAGCCCCTTTTAAGTTCATTGGCTTGGTCCTTCAAAAACCCTTCCAAGGTTTGGTACACTCTGTCCCCTAGGAACTTCTCTATCTTTGCATTATCAAGCCTGTATGCTTTGTCATGCCCTAGGCGGTCGTCAACCTCTTTCCTCAAAACTTCCTTACCTAAAATTTCTCCTATGTAATTAACAATCTCAATGTTCTTATAGTGGAAGCCTGACCCAATATTATAGGTTTCGTTTTTCGCTTTCGAAAGCACAAGCTCTAAAATCACTTGTGCGTTATCGTCTACATGCATCCACTCACGGGACTGCAACCCATTACCGTAAATGGGAACTTCTCCCCCTTCTGCGATAGATTTAAAGATTGTTGGGATGAACTTCTCCGAGTCTTGATTCGGACCAAAGTTATTACAGCTTCTTGTGATTATGTAAGGAATCCCGAATGTGCGGGCGGATGCTTTAACCAAGAGTTCTGCCGATGCCTTCGAAGCCGAGTAATACGAGCTTGGGCGAAGTGGGAAGGATTCATCTGAATACTGTCTACCCCTAAGTTCCTCAATATCTCCGTACACTTCATCAGTTGAAATTTGTACGAACTTTTTCAACACAGAAGATTTTCTAGCTTGCTCTAACAGGTTAAAGGTGCCCTCGATATTGCTGCGAATAAAAGGTTTTCCATTTTTAATGGAGTTGTCTACGTGGCTCTCAGCAGCAAAATTTACAATGTAGGCAGCGCCCACAATATCCGCATAAGCAACATCGTTAATATCTTTTTTAATAAATTCCAAACGAGTCTGCATCTCTTTCGGTACGTGGTTGTAAACTCTAAACTTATCGGCAGCGTAAGTTTCTTTGTCTATAACTCTAACCTTGTAGGAGGTGTTTTCGAGTACTGCTTTAACGAAACGAGAGCCTATAAACCCCCATCCCCCAGTAACAATCATAAGTTTAGTTTTCGTTTGCGTCATTATAAAATTTTGAAGTGGCTTCAGCCAACGATTCAGGAGTCCCGCAGTCTAACCAAGTTCCAGTTATCCTACGAACCTCGAGTCGATTTTCTTTAAGGTACATTCTATTCAGGTCTGTAACCTCTAGTTCTCCTCTCGCAGAAGGAGAAAGCGCTTTAATTTTGGAGAAGACCGTATTATCATACATATACAGCCCTATTACGGCATCGTTTGAGGGGGGACGAATAGGTTTTTCAACAATATCCAGGATGGTCCTTCTCTCCCACGTGTCATGGTCTTCTTTATCCCAGTCGACTACCCCAAATCTTTCGGGGTCAGGAACTTCTTTACAGAAGACCATGCACCCTCCGAGAGTGATAAAAGAGCGAACATGAGCATGAATATTATCAGCAATGATATTATCGCCAAGAACGACAACGCAGTCATCGTCTCCAACAAAAGTTTCTGCCATACTGAGTGCTTGGGCAATCCCCCCTTCTCCTTCTTGATACGCATAATGTAATTTTTTAAGACCGAAAGCCTCTCCGTTTTTTAAAACTCTGATAAAATCCCCAGCATGTGGACCTCCAGTGACTATCATAATATCGTCAACGCCTGCGTCAACTAATGTTTGTATTGGATAGTACACCATCGGTTTGTTGTAGATGGGCAATAAGTGTTTGTTTGTAGCATCGGTCAAGGGTTTTAATCGAGAACCTAAGCCTCCAGCTAGGACAATTCCTTTCATAATCTATTATAGTAAAAAATGTTACAATAAAACTACATTTTATCCAGAAACATAAAGCTCACCGTCCTGGAAAGTTGGTGTGTATTTTTCACACTTAGGACCTTCCAGTATAGCATCCGCTAATTTCAAGGTAACATGTTTTCGTATGAATCTTTTTAAATTTCTAGCACCGTACTCCGGGGAATACCCTCCTTCAACAACATAGTTTATTAGCTTTTTTGTTGTCTTGATAGGGAGCTCTTTTAAGTTTAACTTAGCGATTTCTGCTGTATCCTTTTTGGTAAGCTGGTTAAAGTGAACTACATGGTCTATTCGGTTAACGAACTCAGGAGGGAACTTTCCTTTGAAAGATTTCTCTACATCTTTTTTAACATCGGAGTAACTTAATTGGCGAGAATCGAACCCTAAAGGTGTTCTACCTAAGTTTTCCATTCCAACATTACTAGTGAATACAACAATAGAATCTTTAAAATCTAACTCAGTGCCGTGATTATCCTGAATGGTTCCATCATCTAAAAACCCAAGTAGTAAGTTGTGCAGTTTGCCACTTGCTTTTTCAATCTCATCGAACAGAATAATCCACTCGGAAGACTCATCCGCTTTCTCAGACAGAATACCTTTTTCATTAAACCCAATGTACCCCGGGGGGGAGCCTATAAGCTTAGCATACTCGTGGGGGTTTGAATACTCTCCACAATTAATTTTCAACAGTTTTTTATCGGACTTTAAGTAGCTTTTTGATAAAGCTCTTGCTAACTCAGTCTTTCCTACTCCGGTAGGACCTATAAAAAAGAAGGATGAAAAATTACTAAACCCCGCAGCCCTTAACTTCAAACAGTTTGTAACCTCGTCAATAGCCGTATCCTGCCCTATAACTCTCTTCCTCAAACTCTTACTAACCTCTTTTAACTTCTTTAAGGAGTTCGTATCCCTAGCCTTTGATGTGAGGTTTTTTAAAGCGTTTTTTTCGAAAGCTACTTTAGCGTTTAAAACCTCACAAATAGCATCAATTTGTAGAACAGGGTACGCCTCAAGAACAGCTTCAAACATGGCGTCACATGTTTCATCGAAAGAATTGGTACCCATATACTTTTCGACGTCGTATACGAAGCTGGTGACCACGAAGGTGATGTAGTCACGGATAGATTTTTTACCGCTGGATATTAACAACCCTACATCATCAACAAATTCCCCCATTTCGTCATCGGAGAAATTCTTAACTCTTAAAAATTCATCCAGGTTGGAGCTGTATATGGTGTAGTCTTCGAGTGTTTTATTTTTTGCCATTGTTTCTAAGAGATTCAAAAGTTAAAGATGGGTCTGTTTGTTTTGCAGGAGATGTTTTCATTTCTGCCTGCGTCATTTTCAGCATCATGTCTAAGATTCTAACGACCTTATCGTTGGAGTCTTGAGACAATTGTAATGATTTGTTCATTTCTGCCTTAGCCTTAGCGTCCTCGGGGTTAACCTCCACCATTTTTTTAAAATAATCAAACGCTTCTAAAGCCCTAGCCCTGTCCTGTTGAGCGTCCTTGATAACCTCTTTGGCTAACTTTTGGACTCTCGTGGATGAGAAATAGGACTTTTTAGGAATGTACATTTATTTTTCGGAGTAACCGCCGGTTTCTTTACCTTTGTGTTTTGCGCTTGAGCTTCCGTGTTTAACTTTTGTTCTCTTAGAGTAACCTTTTATTTCGGCATGAGGAGTGTCTGGTTTAAAGCTTTTAACAACTTTATTACTAGACTTGTCTCCCCATGTGCCGTGGGTTATGACGTAAATATCATCAGATTGGGGGGTAGTGAAAATGGTTCCAAAATCTGCTCGTTGCAGTGCGACACGAATGTACGGAAAAGACTTTACTTTAGCCTTGGCTGCAGTGGTTCTGCCGGTTTTCTCTGAACTGTCTGATTTTGGGGTGTATTTCATATCCTATCCTCTAAAGTATATAGCACCTTCGGAAGCAGTGATTATTTGTTTTCGGGAAACCAGAACCCTTCAGGAGCAAAATTCTCACAAGGAGCTCTCTCCTCGTCTGGGTTTTCTGGGTCATATTTTTTAGTAACAAGGTATAACAATCCACAAGGTTCGTTACCTACGCACGTCAAACCATGCCATTCCCCTGCTTTAATATGGACTACTTGAGGGTTCATTTCCCCTATAAAATGTTTTTCAGGACCTTTTAAACGTCCGTTGCTGTCAGGAGTAGTTGAAAAAACACCGACTTGGGCGTTGCCCGTAAGGACACAGAAAAAATCATCTTGATATTTATGCCTGTGCCATGCTTTAATTACTCCAGGTTGGAGGATGGAATAGTTGATTTGTAACTCCTCCCCGTCAAACATACTGTAAATATCATTAAGACTCCAGCCTCTGGCGTCCATGAACCTGTCTAGCTTATGCGTTCTCTTCATCTAAATTCTCCTTAATTTTTCTGTCTAGGTCAGCGGAGCGACTCTTAGTCTTGCCGCCATCGATAGAGTACCATCCTTTAGCAGGGATTGAAGCCAACCCTTGCTTGTAGTACTCCAAGGTTAAACCAAACTCAGGAAGTAGACCCTTGTCGTAAAGTAGTTTAAACTCACACGCCTGGAATGGTTTGGTAATCTTATTCTTTACAGCTTTGATGGTTCCCGTGATTCCTAACGGGTTCTTTCTTTCGTCATACAGTGCATCGTTTTTACCTGAAGCTGCTTCCAGAGAGGTTCCACAGTAGTACAGGAGGGCTTTCCCTCCTCCAGCTCTTGTTCTGGGGTCTCCAAACATCACACCAACCTTACTTCGTACCTGATTGATGATAATAAGTCCCGCTTTATACTTTCTAAGCAGGGGGTTGATACGCCGTAAACATTGCCCAGCAACCTTAGCACGTAAAGCACCCCCCATCTCGGAGTTCTTACCGAATTCGTCATCTAACTCCTTTCGTGTTGGGGAGGTGCCAATAGAGTCGTACCCAATCATAATGGGGGTATCCTTATCTTTTTTACGAATCGCCAAGATTATCTTCTCGATAGTACCAAAACAATCCTCCAATGATTCAGGCTCAGCGTAAATTAACTTTCCTGAGTCCAACCCTAGTGTTTCCGCGAAGGAGGGAGAGTACGCATGCTCATTATCAATCATAACGGTGTGGTACCCTTTCTTTTGCGCTCCTATGAACGCGTGTGTAAGAAATACTGTCTTTGCCGTACTGCTCTCGCCGTAGATTTCTGTAATTGAGCCAATAGGATAGCCTTTATTAAAATCTCCAGAGATAATCTTATTAAGCACTAGGGAGCCTGAGTCTACATATCCGTAAACTTGGCTCTCGGTGGAGAGGAGCGACGCGCCGTCTAACTCCTTACAAATGTCTTCTAGAAAAGTTACCATACCCTCTATTATAGAAGGCAGGGACTAACTTATGCCTCTTTTTTAGTAGCTTTTTTCTTAGATGTCTTCTTTGTTTTAGTAGACGTCTTTAATGCCTCAGCGTCGCGTTTTCTCTTAGCTTCTTCAACCAAAGGATGTTCGACAATACCAATACCCATTGCAGGGTCCATAAGACCTCTTCTAATCATAGATTTAATGTTCATACAGTATCTACCCTACAGAAAAAAGAACAAATACAAATTTTTTAGACCTAGGGTGTCTATGATAAATTCCTTCTAATTTTTTCCATACCAATCATTTCGGTAAGGAGAGCCTCAAAATCAATATAAGGCTTCCATCCTAACCTGTTCTTCAGTCTAGAACAATCCCCCTTTAAATCATTCAGCTCATTCGGTCTGAAGTACTTTGGGTCTACCCCTACATGTTGTGCTCGAACCAACCCCAACTTTTTAAATACAAAATCTACAACCTCCCCCACACTGTGGGAGACTCCGGTCGAGCAAACAAAATCATCGGGGGTATCATGCTGTAACATCATCCACATAGCACGGACGTAATCTCTCGAATGACCCCAGTCTCTGGTAGCTTTTAGGTTGCCTAGGTTTAAGCTTTTCGCCTTATGTTCATAAATATCAAGCGCTCCTTTTACAATCTTATTAGTTACAAAGTTACCGCCTCTACGGGGAGATTCGTGGTTGAATAAGATTCCATTGGAAATAAACAACTTGTATGATTGCCTGTACGTCCTGCAGATATTATATGCATACAGTTTCGCACAACCGTAAGGGCTCACGGGGTGCATAGGTGTTGTTTCTCTTTGGTACCCATCCCTGTCTATCGAATTACCAAACATCTCAGAAGAGCCTGCTTGATACATACGAGCCTTCGGGACAATTTCTTTCATGGCTTCTAGTAAATTTAAGGTCCCTCTTGATATAACATCCGTTGTAAATTGGGGGGCATCAAAGCTAACTTTAACATGTGATTGGGCAGCTAAGTTGTAAATCTCATCGGGACGGTACTTACTCAATATCCTCACCAAAGAAGACTCATCGGTCAAATCCCCGTACTCTAAATGAAGTCTTTCATGGGGGTAGACCCCTGCTTCTTCCAATCGTGATGTTTGGCTTTCTGGTACAGATAGCCTGCGAACCAGCCCGACCACGGTATACCCTTTGTCTAGCAAAAGCTCTGTTAGATATGAGCCATCTTGCCCATTAATTCCTGTTATAAATGCTGTTTTCATTTTTTGCAATTTCCATACTCCTTAACAAACCAATTTACGGTCTCTGTTATCCCCTCCTCTAAAGGGGTGAATTTAAAATCAGGCAGTACACTCTTTAGCGTACTACTTGTTGGTTTACGAAACTGCCCATCGGGCTTCGTTTCGTCAAAAATAACTTCCCCATCAAAGTTCATCGCTTCCACAATTTCAAGAACAAGTTCTTTTATACTTACCTCCTGACCTGGGGATAAAATCATATTACTATGTTCAGGGTGGTCTAAAGCCCAGACCGCAAGTTTAGCGACATCGGGGGCATAAATAAATTCTCGTAGCGGTTCCCCACTACCCCATACAACAAAAGGAGTATCCTCCACTAAAGCTATGTAACACTTATGTATTAGTGCGGGTACAACATGGCTGCTCTCTAAATTAAAGTTGTCATGCTTCCCGTAGATATTAGTAGGAGTTACACAGTTATACTTTAGACCGTGCTGTTGTTTGTAAGCTCTAGACTGTACCTCCAACATTCGTTTAGCGTAAGCGTAGGCGAAGTTAGTGTGGTGTGGTTCCCCCTCATGAAGCATTTCTGCGAATAAAGGGTACTCTGCTTCTGCGGGGAAGATACATGTAGACAAAAAGGATACTAAATTTTGAACCCCGAACTCTTTAGCCGCCAATAACACATTAGTATTAATAAGTATATTTTCCTCAAAGAAATCTCCTAAAAACTCAGAGTTTGCTTTCAAGCCTCCAACCTTACCTGCCAAATGTATCACCGCTTGGGGTTGGTAATCATTAAACATATCGTATGTTTGTTTTGAGTCCCTCAAGTCGTAGTCGCTAGACGACATGAACGAGGCTCCAGGTATTACGTCTTGTAATGCCTTCCCTACTAACCCAGTGCCCCCGGTAACTAATATCTTTTTAAACGTCATTTAAAATCTCACACAACTTTTCAACGTCCTCACCTGCAACGTCTTGGTGGTTTCCTACATAAATGCAGTGTGTGTGAACCTTTTCAGCGTTCACGTCAGGATAATGTTTCGGTAACATCTTTGCTAGAGGGTGCCTATTAATGTTGCCTGCTATGCATGGGCGGTGTTCAATGTTGTGTGTGTCTAGTACACGCTTCACCTCTTCCATTGTGGAGGGGTCTTTTAGAAAAATTGGGAGAGCAAAATTGCTTACCCCTTCAGTTAAAAAACCCGTTTCATATTTTCTAGAATCTAACCCTTTAATAAATATATCAAAATTCCTGTTTCTAATTTCAATAAACTCATCCAAGTCTCGTAACTGAGAAATTCCCAACCAAGCATGCAACTCAGTATTGCGGCAATTAAACCCATCTCTTAAAAAGCAAAACTGAGGGTCGACGCCTTCTGGTTTTCTTTTTTCTCTTTCTTCAGGGGGTAGCTCACGTAGCAGTCCATGGGACCGCAACAAAAGCAACTCGTGGTATAAATCTTCATTGTTTGTACAGACCATACCTCCTTCAATCGTAGTCATGTGGTGTCCATAGTAAAAAGAAAACGTGGAGCCTTCTCCAAAATTTCCAACTTTCTTACCTTCAAAAGTAGCCCCATGAGACTCACAACAATCTTCAAGCAGTATCACGTCATGATGGTCACACAAGTCCAACAGCTCCTGAGAAATGGCAGGAAACCCTAATAAGTGTGTTAAAAACAAATACTCAATCTTCTCATCTATAAATATCCTCTCCAATTCTTTTAAGTCTGGCGAAAAGTTTTTAAGGTCTACGTCGGATAGGTATAACTCTGGATGCAAGACTCCCCCGGAACTTTGTATAATAGGGGAAAGGGTTGTACTCCAAGTACACGCTTGAGCTGCCCAACGCCTAGGACGCTTAAATAAAGATTGCGCAGCGTGGACAAGAATCAAGTTAGCCGCGGAGCCTGAGTTTACAAATACCGAGTACTTGCACCCTTGCCATTCGGACCACCTACGCTCAAACAGTTTTACCTTATCACCTTGAGTCAGTTTGTCAGCAGTAGCTACAAAATCACAAAGCCGCCTCTGGGTTTCCCAGTTTATGGCGTGGTTGGTCATTAACTTCCACGGGTTATTTGCTTGGCTCCACTCCATTATTCAAAAAACTCCTTCACTGCTTCTATAATAAGGTCTTGCTCACTATCGGTCAATCCGTAAGAAGAAGGGAGGGAAATACCACACTCGTGAAGAGAGTGGCTTCTACCTATTGAGCACCTTTGCATAAGAACCCATTTTTTATCCCTGTAACAAGGTTGTAGGTCAAGGGGGGTAAAGAAGGCTCTAGTTTGTATCCCCTTTTCCTTCAGGTAACCTTCCAGCTCCCGTCTCGTTTCAGATTGTCGAGTGAGGAATGAAGTAAACCAATAAACAGGAACGCAGTCCGTCTCTGGTTTGACCGGGTATAGCTTATCTCTAAGCTTTGAAAGCCCGGAGTTATACCTATCAAATATCTCTTGTTTTCTTTCCACTATTCTAGGAAGCTTGTCTAATTGAGCAAGACCAACCGCGGCTTGCATTTCTGTAAACGCAAAATTAAATCCGATGTCCTCGTGGTCAAACACTCCCTTATTGCTTCTTCCGTGGTTTTTTAAACGATAACATTTCTCAGCTAGTTCGGTGTCGTCTGTAAGGATAATACCTCCTTCCCCACAGGTCATTGTTTTGTTTCCGTAGAATGAAAGGATACCCAACTCCCCAAAAGTTCCCACGTGTCTGCCCTTATAATGAACCGCCACCCCTTGCGCCGCATCCTCGATAACCTTTAAGTCGTGCTTTTTAGCGAAATCCAAAATCGAATCCATTTCGGAAGCCATTCCGTATAAATGCACAGGCATTATAGCCTTTGTTCTTTTAGACAAGCATTTTTGCGCCTCCACTAAATCTAACGAAAAATCTTTACCTACATCGCACAACACAGGATGTGCTCCTGCCATAATAACCGCATTGGAGGTTGCAATAAATGTTAAATTAGGTACAATTACCTCGTCACCCGGACCAATGCCTAAAGACTTTAGACAGCAGTATAGCGCAGCGGTGCCATTGCAGACTGTAATAGCGTGCTTGGCACCTGTAAGTTCTTTAATACGATTTTCAAACTCCTCGGTAAGGGCGTGTTCTGTGACCCACGTAGACTCAACAACTTTTTTAAGGTAGTGTAACTCCGTGGTATCAATCCAGGGTTGAATTTGAGGTATCATACAGTCTTGTGCCCCTTCTGCTCCCTAAAATCCGAGCTAGAAGACTCGTCGATATCGCGTTTCACACGCGCTCTCTCATCGTTCTTTTCGTAAATCAAACGGGACAGCTCTATAAACCTTTCATCGTACTCCCCTTTCTTACCTTTAGCTCGAATCTCATCTTCGATAGCCCAGAGACTACAATTTAACTCGAACACTTTAACGTAATCAGGGTAACACTCCATCATTAACTCCTCCGCCATGTCTTCCAAATACTCTAACTCCTTCCGAACGTAAGCTACCTTACCTTCATCAGTTAATCTCTCGCTTTTAATAGAAAGAATAGATATTTTATCCAATAATTCACCGTTTGATACTTGTATTTTCATGTTATAATTGCTGCTGTTTCGGACGGGGCTGTCCAAATTGCGGCTTCTAAGAAGCCTTCGATTCCTTTTTGCGTATATTTTTTCTCCAATATAGGACCGAATTCCTTTTGAAAGTCTTTGTCCTTCCACATTCGGGTGCGAACTTGTTGGCAGTGGTGTTGGATTGCTGTCATTAACAATGCGTTCTGCGCTCTATCAATATCATCCACTACAACGGGGTTCAAACCTATTCCAAAAAAATCTAAATATGGGAGAATGCCACTCCTATTAATGGTTGGTCCGTCTATAATAACAGCACTCCAACCATACGCGTCTGCTATCTCTTTATAGGGAGCGAAGTTTTCCTTCACTACTTTTGCGTCGTACCACCCAGTACTGGATGTCACAGGAGCGTAAACATAATGATTGTGGTACTTGTCGCACCAACTTTTATCTTCTTCAATAGACACAACCTTGAAACCTAAATCCAACAACACATGAGTCCCATACCCACTTCCAAACTCAAGAATAATACTATACTCTGGGTCAAGGCAATCGCCCATCCACTGAAAAATCTCAGTAGACATCATTGCCACTGGGTTTACTTTGGAGGCATCTTTCGCTCTCGGCACCAATTTTTTCTTTGTTGTTTTATTCATTTTTAACACTCTCTGCGTGGGTAGCAATTTCTAAAAACTCCCCATTACCACTTACATTATAGTGCTTTGAGACCATCTTTTGGAAGCACTTTTTATCCAAATCATCCCAAGAACTCACAAACTCCCCCGGCAACCTATGCACCTTGAATACCTCTTCTATGATATTAGCCTTGTTTATTGGAACAGTATCTACCAATAAAGCCTCGTAGTTTCTATGCACATCCGGACCCGACCCTTCTAAGCATATAACAAACTGGTACTTGTCCATTTTTTCTACGTACTCATCGAAAGGTAGTTTGGCAGTCTGGGTTTCTACGAAAGGCAGGTCACTTAACTTTTCAAAAAGTTCTCGCCTCTCTGGGTTGGTGCTCAGTGTATGGTACGGAAGGAATACCCTGTCCTTCTTCTCCTTAAACGGGGTCCGGTTTTTTCGTAAGCGGTCCAGTAGTTCTTGATTGCCTCCGTCTCTCTCCACTTCTTCAAACCCGATTGGCATGGGTATGATTTTCGAACCATAACCTTTTGGGGCATTAGTACAGTACCACTTTCTAACAAGGGGGCTATTCACAATAGAGTATATCTCGTAGCCTTTGGAAACTTGGTATGAAGATGTTCCTGTAAGCAAAGTAAAAGGACTTTGTATTTTCGGAAGTATTTCTGTTTGGAAATGCCCGTTGTAAATATAATCTGTTTTTACGAAAACAACGTCTCCCTCCTTAATATCCTCAGGGTTTAAAGTTTTATCATGAAGCCTGCCCACCCCCCAAGACTTGTACACCTCTCTAGTCAGGTCTAAGCAGTGGTCGGCAACAGACCCCATCCAATTATAACAAAGGTACTTAAGCATACTCAACAATCTCCCACTTTTTGTTAGTGTAGGAGCCTAAAGGTTGGTTCCTGAAATCATGGTAGTATAGCTGGTCGGTCTTCGCGTATAAATCTATTAGAGATTTAAAAGAGCTTTCCATACAATGGATGGCTTCAGCCTCTTCCAACACTTTCAAAAAATAAAATATATTTTCTGAGGTGTCGTTCTCTATAATTTTAAGACCTGAATCAATTTTACTGCGGTCGATGGTGAAACCCCTGGCGGGGTCATCATGTACGAAAACGAACGGCTCCCCATCTGGGTTTAGTTTGTTAAGTACTCTGGTTTCTTCTTCTTCATTCCTCTCGCAGTGGAAGTTAAGTACGCGAACTTCTTTCGGCACTTCTACTTGCTCATAAAAAAACTCCCAACAATTCTTGCCCTGCGCCTCCTCTAACCCGAAGGGGTAATGTTCGAACCCTATACGAAGAAAGTTTTCAACGTTATTTTGCTCTATAAAGACTTCAACAGACATAAGTTCGTCGCCAGGAAACCCCAGCTCGTGTACTATAATATTATCATTGTCCCTATACATATACTCTACCATAGGAAGGTAAGATTCCTTGCTAAATACATGAACTTTATCGTAAGTATTTAAATAATGACGTACCATCCCGTTCATATCAAAATGGTCACCTAAACCTAAGTGGTGGTGGATAACTAACTCGTTTTTCACAGCACTGACTCCGTTGTTTGTGTTGACCATCTGTAAATGTGTAAGAACGAGTCTTTTAAGTAGAAACTACTTTTAACTTTAGGGTATAACCTTTCTAACCAGTCGATATCCTCACAAGACTGCCCTCCTTCATCATACGCTTCCTTGAACAATTCTGATTTAGCTAGAGAAGTTTTCCAAACACACCAATGCCAAGGACGTCGTAAAGTGTCTTTGTATTTATTGGCTTGGTGGTCCCAAAGCACTGGCTGGTGGGGGTGTTCCATTGCGGCAAATACTAGAGCTTTTTTCCCTTCTAAATAACAGGTTTGGTTAAAACTAATTACATCAACAAAAGGCTTTCCTTTGATTGCGCGGGTAAGCACCTCAACATAGTCGTCAGATACATCATCGTCATCGTCTAGCCATGCGATATGGGAACCTCTAGCGATGTCTAATAACTTATTTCGTTTCTCATAAATGTGGAGGGACTTGTTGTCCATCAAGGATATAACCTCAACATCCACCCTGTCTCCAATCTGCTTTAGGAGCTTATCGAACAAAGGTTTAACAATGTCAAACCTTGTAGGGATGGATAAAATAAGTATACTTAATTTAATATCTTTTTCGTTTTTAGGCATTCATCTCTCCTTTAATAAATTCTTGGAAGTACTCTTCCGCGTCCAAAATCCTACCGCACCCGGCATAAGCTTGACCGACAAAGTGTTTTGGATTTCTTTTGGTTGGAAACTTGTGACCGGTTTGCAGATTAAAGAACTCATCATGTACAAAAGCGTTAGGCGCGGCAGTATCGTACACCACGTCTCGTAAAAACTCCTGGTCCGCTTGCCAATAATCGCCCGCGCCGTACATCTCCAACATACCTTCTATCCCTAAAAGAGCACCATTTCTAACCCCCCACATACCCCCAAGGATTACGGCGTTGTGGTACTCATGGTCTCTCATAATATGAAAGTCTTTGTCACTAGCTAGCCACTGTTCCACAGCTTTGGATTCTCGAAACCATAGTCTAGAATCACAATCCCTAATAATTAAATTAGTAACCTTTGGGTCCGCTGCCGCTCTGAACCTCCAAAACATCCCATAAGCCTTACTCCCATCTTCACCCGTTTCAACAATTTCAGTATTATCAAAATCAGAAAGAAGCTCTCTTATGTACATTGGGGTATCTACACCTACGTAAAACCTACACACCCAATCAGGGTACACTATCTTAGCAAGGCTAGCGTTTTGTAGGGCACCTAGATTATACCGAGGGGAATCACCCCATAAACTAAATGCAATTACATTCATCCGTACATATTCCTTATCTTCATATCTTGTTCAACATGCTCCTGAAAAGTTTCCCGGTTAGAGCTTACCCCCTGAGGGTTATTGAAATACTTTCCAATAGGCTCTTCTATCTTTTTAAAGGTATAGCCTTTTGATTCTAATCGTAGCCACATTTCGTAATCCCCAGAAATAGTAAACTTAGGGTTAAACCACCCAGCCTCTTCGACTGTTTTAGTTTTTACTAGTGGGAACGGACCTAAAATACAATTGGCTAAAAGAGCTTCCTTTGAAAACTCCGCCCAATCGTGTATACCCACAATCGGGGTATGATTTTTAGTGTTTGTAATTAAGCAAGGGGAGTACAAAACATCAACATCCGGGTTAGCCTTCGCGTGAGCCAGCATTGTAGACAGTGCATTAGGGAAGAGTTTGTCGTCCGTGTTGTAATTCATACAGTAGGGGGAGTTAGTCTCTTGGTACCCTATATTCCAAGCCTCATAAATTGAGCAGCCTGGGGACCAGGTGTACTTCACTGAAATCCCCACCCTAAACTCAAAATTTTTAATCTTCAACCAAGACCCGTCAGTGGACCCAGCATCAATAAAATGAATATTAAAGAAAGGGAGGGTTTGATTGTTAACCGATTCTAGGTAACCATCAATCCATTCACTGGAGTTATAAGTGGAACATATTAGTGTAATCATTTTCCTCTCCCGTTAGTACCATCTAATTTTGGTCTTACTAAATAAGTTGTTTTCCCCAACCACGCCATCGTGTGCCCCATCTTGTGCATCTCCTCTATCTGAAAAAAATCAGCATAATCTTTATATTTCTCGGGAACTTTGGTCCTAAAAGGAGCTTCCGTAAAACACTCAACTTTCGCAATAGGAACTGCTACATTGCCTGGCTGGCAAGTCGTATTAGAACCATCGCATAAAACCATACCGTTATTAAAGATAAGACCCGGAATCCATATATCGATATGAGGGTTAGCGCGTATTTGCTCTCTAATATATTCTCCAGCACCTTTCTCCAATTCATCATCATCATCTAAAATCATTAACCAATCCGTGTCACATAAAGCGACTCCTGCATTTGCTGCTACGGCGCCATAACAGCCCCAATTCTTTTTTAGTTCAGTGGCTGCGTATACCCCACTAACTATCATCTGGTCCGTCTCCGGGTCGAACAAAGGATGTCCGTCAGAAACAACAATAGGTTTAATACCTTCCCTGTTTGCGCTATCGATAGCATTTTGTAGGGTAGGTCTCCCAATAGTTTTAATAAGTGCGCTTATGTTATTCACTTCCAGGCAGTCCTTTGTACTTAGAATTAGCTATGGCTTTTTCTTTAATATCCATAACTTGCTTATATAATTCAACACGACCACCAACTACTTTATTGATGTCGTAATACTCATCTGTTATCTTCTTTAAGTTAGCCCCTAACTCCTCTCTCATTTGCTTATCTTTAGACAAGCGAGTTAAAATCTTAACCCATTCGGACCGGGGGTTGTCTGGAGGAATTAGGTACCCAGTTTCTCCGTTTTTAATAATCTCATCATAGCACCCAACATTAGAGGCTACTAATGGTAGTCCGTACCTACCAGCCTCCATTGCTTTAATCTCCGATTTAGAATCATTAAAATTATTCATCTGTAGAGGGGCTATAATAATCTCAAGACCCCTGAACATATAACCATACTCATTGGAAGCCATGGCTGGGTGAAACAGAACATTTCTTTTTCTGGTGACGCCGAAAGAAAGGGACTTCTCATAGTTGTCCCATACGTCCTGTTGCCACTGTTCCTGTTCAGTATCCTTCTCACCTTTTGGACCTTTGGGGGGTCTCCCAAAAAAGTTCCAAGTAACATTTGGCACACCCAGCTTACTGTTTACCCCCATAGCTACGGAGCGAAATTCTTTAACATCCTCTTCATGATGGATACCCCCAGCCCACCCAATTCGGGTATGCTTTTTATTAGGGGGAGGAGCTTTTGGACTGTTCCAGCATGGGAGGTCATAATCTACTGCGTTTTTAATAATGACCAATGCTTTAGTTACAAACGGTTGTATTCTTTCCGCAAACTTTGCCTGCGTAACAGAAACCATATCGGAATTTGCATACAAAGCTTTAGTTAAATCCGAAAGACCTAAATCCCTATATGTTTTTACAAGCCTATGCCCTTCATACAAGTCTGTTAACAAATCATCGGTGTCGTAGTGTGTAAATTTCCCAAGCTCTAATGCTGCTTTAAGAATTTCCACAGTGTAAGGACCCCCAAAGTTGTGTATATTGTGGAAGAACACAATGTCTGCCCACTTTATATCCTCACACTCATCAGGCTTTAACAACGCACCTTCCCTCTCTTGGGCGCCCTCGGCGTCTAAAGGGTCATAATTAAACCTGACTTCCACATCATCAGGGTAAAGCTCTGCCAACTTTTCCATTGGCATAATAATACGATAATAGGCGCACCCTCCTTTATTTGCAGGGCACGCCAAAATCTTAAGTTTCTTCTTCTTCTCGCTCACTACTTAGTATCTAAACTTTTAAGGTGAGACAAGTAATCATCGTCCTTTGTTTTTGCCTGTACGCCGGGGGAATGTCCCATCCCTACCGCACCTAACTCATAGTTCATAGCTAATTGTTTTAGGTCATCATACTCGGCAATTTTAACAAGGTTTTGGATATCGTGCAAAGAATCCATCCAAGCCGCTACCTCTGCACCTGAGCCTGCCTCGGTAGAGCGAGGCTTCGGAGCTGATTTGTCGTAATTAGGGAATTGTCCATTGATGTCTTTAACAATTTTGAAATCAAAACCTTTTTCCAAGTCAGTGATATCTCCGTAGTCGTCATCAAAGAAACAATCCAAAATCTTACCAAACAGCTTCATGCCGATAGATAGAATTTTAACATCGCCAGTCTCCCGCTCCACAGCATTCAAATAGTAACGCTTCCGCGCTTTAATGCTTCGGGCAAGGTTGTGGTTATCTTCACTATCTGTCTTCCAGAGACCGTAGTACAAATCGCACAACGGACATTTATCGCCTTTAACTCGTGGGCAGTGATAGTTTTTAAACTGTCCATCATTTTCCAATCGATGAATAGCAGTTTCCGCATAGAAGTTCTCATCTTCGTTCTTCGAGGGAAGAAGTCGGACAAGAGAAGTACCTTCTTTCGTGATTAAAAATTTACTGAGAAAATCTTTGTTACTGCCGCTGTTCTGCTGAGTAACTTCCTCGTATTTCTTACGTAGTTCGTCTAAGTTTACCATAGTTTTTTTTGTTTTATTAGTTACGGGAAATGTCCCGATATACTATTATAGTTCGTGGAGCCTCACTTCTGCACGTTTATTTGCAGACATTTGAACTAACATATCTTTTTGGTGGTCCAGAGAAGTTGTCATGTTCCTTGCCAAATTGTACTTGTGTTGAGCCTCCAAAAGGTCTGTCCGTAAATCAATTAGCTCCGTTACGGTTAAAATGTAAGCATTCAGAGCTCCTTGCGTAGCTTTAGTACCTTGGGAAGCAAGTTCAGCCCTTCGCAGTTCCATGTGCTTAGCTTCCAAGATTTCAAGGTTCATAGTTAAAGTATCACTTTCCCTTTTTGCATAGGAGAGTACAGACCCAAAGAAAGCGAAAACAGAGGGATGCCTTTTAATAGCCAAATCCATTGTGTCTTCGTCTACGGTCAAGTAATTTTTAGCCAAGTTTAAATATTCTTCGGCTAGACTATTATATGTGGTTTCGATGTCATTCATTGTTAAAAATATATTGGAACAGTTCAGGGTTTAGCCCTGCTAGTTGGAAAATCATATTGGAGGTTACAGTCGTTAAGTACTCATTACCTATTGTAGGCATTTCGTCGTCATCATTCAAACCAAAGATTTCATAACCTATATGGCAGATTTCGTGCAACAAAGTACTTTTATAGTCTTCAACACATTGGTTTGGGTCTATACATAACAATGATTTGGGAAACTCTACACAGCCATAAAGGTTGTCTTTGGCTAAGGATTTTTGTGCGATAGTAAAGGTTTTAATCCCAGTGTATAGTATTAACGGGTGTTTAGGTAATTTTTTTTTAGGGCTCATATTTCCTCCGTCAACACTAAGGTTGAGTAATTTATTTTTGCAGGAATAACAAACCTTGCCTTACCATTTCTAGATTTAATAATAAACAAACGAGCCAAGCCCTCATCGAACTCCTCCTCTGTTTGGTTTACTGAAAAGACCAAATCACAAACTCTAGTTTTTCCATAAGAATCTGCAAGCTCTGCGTCTGTAATAATCTTAACTCTCTTACCTTCTCTATTAGTTTGGGTGGCTGTCCACACCAAGCAGTCAAGTTCAATTGCCAAGCCGCGAAGTTCTTGTGCTTGGCGCTCTTGATTCTGATACTCGGGACTGTTAGTGTCACTCGACATAAGCTCCAAGTAATCAATAACCACAACACTTGGATGGAAGTCCTCATGGCTTTGTAATTGGTTAATAAAAGCCCTAATTTGGGTAACGCTCGCCCGTTTAGTGGGAAACTCTTTAATTCTTAGTTTGCCCAGCGTGGCTGCTTTTGAGATTTCCCCGATACGGGATTCTATATCCGACACCCTATTGGGGAGCTCCTTTTGTTTAATGCGGGTAAAGATACTGTCTAGGCGCTGGGCTACTCTGTCCTCGGACATCTCTAATGAAATATACAAAGTATCGTGCCCATCAACAACTGATTGCACCGCCTGATTAGCCAAGAATAGGGATTTACCTACACCTGGAGGTGCCACTACCATAGCCAACTCTTTACCGCATAATCCGCCCTCAAGGGAGGAATTAATAGCTTGAAATGGAGTTCTGTACTTTGGAACCAATGTTTGGTCCTTAAGCTTATCCCATCTATCCCCAATGCCTGCAAAGTAATCTACCCCAAGGTCAACGTTACGGGAAACAGACAAAGCAGACTTAATAGAATCCTCAACCTTGTTAAACTGCTTATTCTTTATAAAATCCACAGACTCGAGAATAGCTTCTTTTAACGATTGCTCCCTTGCGAATTCCTCTGCCCTATCCAAGTAGTACTGGGTATTATCAATAGAGTTTTCGTCTAAGCTATTAATGGTAGATAACTCTTCCTTGTAATCGGACATTAACTCGTTTTGGTTTTTATTCCGACGAATTTCTTCTAAGATAGCCTCATCAGTCGGAAGCGTCCCGTACGTTTGGTAATACTCAGTAAGGGCGCTCCACATACGTTGGTGCTGTGGAAATTCGAAGTAGGTGCTCCTTACAATTGGGTCGCACTGTACTAAAAATTCTTTGTCGCTTTTTGCGAGATAGATTATCCCCCGCTGGATGTTGTCTGAAAATGAGTATGCCATTAATTTTTCCCTGTAGAACCAAAACCTCTACTATTCCTTATAGTAGAATTTTGGGGCATTTCGAACTCCTTTTCAGAAATTTCTTCTATGCCTACCTCGGGAAGCTTATTAATCACCATTTGCGCGACTCTTTCTCCCTTTTCAATTTTACGGGAGCAATAAGGGTTAGTATTTAAAAGAGCGATTTTAATCTCTCCTCTATAATCACTGTCAATCGTGCCGGGGGCGTTTGGCATGATTACATTTGTTTTGTACATAGAACTCCTAAGCCTTAGCTGACCTTCATACCCTTTAGGGATAATTACATAAAGACCTGTGCCAGCAAGTTTTGCTTCTCTAGCAGTAAGAACAACATCTTCGTCTATAGCAATATCAAAGCCTGCCGCCTCCTTGCTTTTATACTCAGGAGTAGGGTTATCACTTTTGTTTAACACTTTAAGGGTTACCATTACGTGGTCCCCCTGTTATCGCCTCGTGTTCCGGCTCTATCTAATTCTTCTTTGGTCATATTTTTAGCAGCTTCTTCCATTATAATTTGGCTTCCTTTCATTTTAAGATTTTTCTCTTCCTCAGTTACTCTTTTCATCAGACCAAGCTCTTCCATCTTCGTGTAATTCATAGTCACTTTAGAGTATGGAGACTTACCTTGGTCATATTTCAACGCCTCCTCGGTGCCTTTTACAGCCCCATGCATAAACTCCTTCTCTTGAGCCTTTAAACTTGTCTTATCGTAAAAATTAGGAGTGCTGAGCCCTTTAACAAGGACCCCCGATTTACTTTCACTCCCTATATCGTAAGTGCGAGGACAAGGTTTTAACTCGCAAATAGGGCATGATTTATCCTCTTTACTCTCTTCGAAAGTACAGAGGTCGTCGAAGTTTTTATCACACTTCTCGCAGAAATACATGTATGTGGGCATTATATCTCACATACCCCATTAATACACGTTTCTATAGACTGGGCTTGCTCTTCAAGCTTACCTTCTTGTATTAAACTATCCAAGTTAATCGTGTTAAAAGGAACAGCTTCCAAAGGCTCATTCCCACGAGACCCCGCTCTGTAAAACGTAAACCCTTTCATATCATTTACATACATGAGAAGGTCATCGTAGAGGTTGGAGGGCTTGAATCCCGCCGGAAGGTTGCAAGTTTTAGAAACCGCCGAATCAATGTATGATTGGACAACCGCTTGAACCTTAATATGCTCCTCTGGCGTAACATCATAAGCTCCCACACAGTGCTCAACATTATGACCTCGAAGATAGAGCTCTTTAAAGAGAGGGTCCACAACAAAGGTCTCATTCCAGACACCATCAGTGCCAGTACGCCAACGGCGCTTATATACAGGAGCGAATATAGGTTCAAGACCAGTACTAACTCCCAAGACCATAGAAATTGTTCCAGTGGGGGCAACCGTGAGTAACACCGCGTTGCGGAGTCCATTTTTCTTAACATCTGAGCGAATTCGCGAGGGTAATGTTTTAAAGAATTTTTCATCTTTCAGTTTGCTCCAATCATAGGCTGGGAAACTCCCCTTGTCCCTTCCCAGATACATGGACGCTTTATATGCCTCATTTCTTATCGTTGCGAATAGCCGTTCCAAGAATTCCAAGCATGATTCGGAGCCATACCTGTACCCCGCTTTGATGAGGAAGTAGTGGAGACCGGTAATTCCCAGACCGATACGCCTGCTTCTGATTCCTGCTTCGTCGCACTCCGGAATAGGGAAATGGTTGGCAGTAAGGATATTATCCAAAAACCTGACGCCCGTGCGAATAGTGCGAGCCATCCTGCGCCAATCGATGTTACCCTCCATATCAACCATGTTAGCAAGATTAACATGCCCAAGACAACAGTTCCCAAAAGCAGGAAGGACCTCCTCCCCGCAGGGGTTAGTAGAAGGCATATGCTCAAAGTAAGATACATTTGTGTATTCATTAGCAAAATCGATATTAAAGATACCCGGTTCCCCAGACTCAATCGCATTATCTACGATTCGTTCCCATAAGTCTCTAGCGAGGATTTCTTTCTTCTTCGCCCCAGTGAATGTGTCTGCGTAATGCTTTAGGTGGTGTACCTTAGCGCGGTCTACCGCATCTTCTTCGTTCCGAGCCACCACTTCAATAATTTCAGTGCCTTGCTCAGACTTTCTCCCAACTTCATACACATAGTATTTGTTTTGTCTTCCTCCAAAAGTAAAGTGCCACTCTTCGTTCTTCTCGACAGCTGATACAAATCGTTTTGTAATGGCTACAGAAATATTAAAGTTAGTTAGCTCATTACGGTCTAACTTAACGTGGAGAAACTCCAAGAAATCCGGGTGAGTAATGTCTAGAATGGACATAAGCGCCGTACGACGATTTTTTCCGGCACGCACGTGGTTGCCAATCTCGTTAATCATGCGCATCACACTTATAGACCCAGGAGCGGAGTTCTTAATGTTTTGGATGTTGTCGCCTTTAGGGCGAATTTTAGAAAAGTTGAAGCCTATACCTCCTCCACCACAAGAAATCTTGTACATGTCGGAAATAACTTTACCTATGCTGTCCACAGAATCCTCTGGGTCTAACACATAACAGTTAAGCATATTCTGCTTGCTTCTTCCTGCTCCAAATAAAATCCTACCGCCGGGGCAAAAATCTCCTGAGCTAATAGCGTCAAAGAAGTTCTTCTCTACCTTCTCGCGGTCTTCTGGGAACTCAGGGTCAGCAGCCGTTTTTGATACTCTTTTAGCCAACTCTTTCCACGAGGTTTCCCCCGGATAAGCGTACTTATCCATAAAGATAGTTTCCCCTAGGGAATTTTCAGGTATGACGTACCCCATTAATCTCTTAAAATTACCAAGATATCAGTTTCTTTCAAAATACAGTAGCACTCATCACCCCTAACAATATCGTTGCCCGTAAATTCACTCCACAAAACATGGTCCCCCACAGATACATCCAACGACATGTGTTTGCCGGAGGCATCTCTATCACCTTTCCCGACAGCCATGACGGTTCCTTCGTTCAGTTTTTTGGCGGTAACGGCATCAGGCATAATAATGCCCGCTTCGGATTTGAGTTCGACCGTGTCTCGTTGGACCACGAGACTTGTGCCTATAGGTTCCATTTCGAAACCCTCGGCTAGTAGTACTTTTTCGTCTTTTGTTAATTTCATTGTACAGTAGTTATATTTGCTTTTTTTGTAACGTGAAGATTTTCTGACTCATCTTCCAAGAGTGAATTCAAATAGTCGTTGTGTGTTATTACAAAAACTTTTTTATTTTTAGAAATGTCCTGCAGTAGCTCGAACAATCCTTTTACGCCTCCCTCATCCAAGGACTCTGCTACTTCATCAAAGAAGATTAGGTTCGACCTCTCTTTCCCAGAAAGTAAAAGAAGGTCATTTAAGCCCAGCATGATAGACAGTGACACCTTCCTCTTCTCCCCACCAGATAATGCATCGAAGAAAGTTAGTGTCCCTTTATTATAGAATTCTTCCTTCAAAGTTTCATCAAAAGTTACAGAAAAATTTGAAGAGCTTAAAAATTTTAGATAATAATTAACTCGGTCGTTGAAAAACTCGAGAATATTACGTATTACGAACTTAATTAAACCTTGTTCAGAGAATGCCTGCTCCCAAAACCTCATAAGGTCGTAATTTCTTTGAGCGGTTTCTACCTCTTTTTGGTGTTTCTTTAAGAGTTTCGCATTTCCTCTTTTTTGAGCCTTTAATATTTTAAACTCGGTATCAAAGGTTTTGTACTTCTCGAACAGCTCGAAGTCGTTGGGGGATATTTCAGGACCAAAGTTTTCGAGCCTCTGCCCTTGTTCTTTGATGTACCTTCGTTTTGCTTGAAGTTCCCCCTCAAGAACCTCTAACTCCTTTTTCCACGCAGAAACTAAACTTCTCTCTTTTGTCGGTGTCTCCCCACAAAACTCACATTGGGAAATTTTAAAAGTTTTTAGCTTCCCACGAACCTGCGTCATGCGTTGTTGGGCTCTGCTTAGGGAATGGCTAGCGGACTCAAACTCTACCCCCGCAGCATACCTAAGTTGTTCATTCTCCTGTAGTTCCGAAATGGAGAACTTTGTGAACTCCTTTGCAACTTTTGAATCCATCAAAACTTTTGCCGCTTTCTTGTGTTTCTTCGTGGTATTAATTTGCCCCTCTAACTTTTCTTTTTTAGAAAGAGCTTCTGAACATAACGTTTCGGCTATTTTCTTTTTAGAATATGCTTTCCCTTTTTTAGATTTTATAACTTTACGGTATTGGAATACGTCCCCTATATCCAGAAAGCTTTGGATTATATTTCTCTTTTCTTCTGCGGTAGCAGTTAAGAAATTCATCTTGTTAGACTGACCGAATACCATTGAAGCTAAGAACACAGAGAAGTTCGTGTTTAAAATTTTATCCAGATACTTTTGAGTAGCTTGTATAGACTCCTGCGTTACATTTTCACCATCTACGGTAACAGTAAGCATAGGAGGTTTTTTAACCCGCTTAACCACAACGTTGTCGTTTACTACAATCTCGACCTCGCACTTGCCTTTGGTATAATGGTTTTTTAAACTTTTATCCGTCGTCTTCCTTATTGTTTTTCCAAACAACGAAAATACGATAGACTCTATTACACTACTTTTTCCGGCTCCATTGGAACTTGTAGGTTTAGTATCCTTGTTCTGTCCTAAGATACGTACTAAATCACTATAGGATTCAAAATCAATCTCTGCCTCTTTTATGGATAGAAAATTGCTTATTTTTACTCTGTTAATCTTCATAGTTTCGTATCTCGGAAAGAGCTCCTAATAATTCTTTTTGTGAAAACACCGTGTCCGCCTCATTAAGGTATTTTGAAATAATACCATCATCAATAGAAAACACATCGCTCTTTGGGTTGAAACTGGAATCAAACTTTGGAAGGATGTCGTCAAACGCAAACTCCAAATGGTTAATAGAATACTTCTCCAGAACATCATCGCGTAATGCTTGCTCTGTGGAAGAATCAAGGTAGTCCAGTTTTAGTCTAAGAATAATAAAGAAGTTATCAAACCTAAGGCGGCTGGATAGGAGGGGGAGCTCATCTATCCGGGAAACAACGTGGCGTATACCAAAATCAATTGGCTTTTTAATAACCTCTACAGCGCCGTCCCTGATAATAAGCTCGTGGATATACTTCTGGGCATTAGCCTCCCCAAAAGAGGTTGAGTATTGAGTCCCTAGGATATACGTACTCTTGTGCTGTTGTGGTTTGTGGATGTGCCCTAGAAAATGCAACGTGTCCTTGTTGAAATGGGAAGGCTTTAAATAAGAATCATACTTATAGTTTCCGTTAGCAACACACCCATCATACCCGAAATGTCCGAAAAAATGATTCTTGGAAGCTTTAACAGCTCGGACAATTTGCCTCTCATTCTCAAAGTGAGGGATAAAATCAAAATCCACAGAACCTATGTGGGCAGTACCTATATCAGCAAAGACGGTTGCTATATCTCCGTACAAGGATAGAGTGGTGTCAGTAGAGCCATCCTTTGCAACGGTGTCGTGGTTTCCCCTGTTTATGTATATCTTTGAGCATTTAAAACTCTCCAACAGTCTCCTAAAAGCTAACAGTTCCGCACCTCTAGGGTTTCTTTTATGGAATATATCACCGTTGATAACCACAGCATCGGTAGGTTTTTGGTTAACCAACTTAGTTAACGTACCAAGCTGGCATTCAAGGTACCCGGGCACGTAATCGCTTCGTAAATGAAGGTCCGTAAGGAGGACTACTCTAGTTGTTTTGGACATAATTGGTAATTTCACTTGTATTTAGGACAGAACCTTGTGGGGTAAACTCCACTTCTATCCCGTCTCCAAAAGAAGTCCCAGCTTCAATGTCTACTTCAAAGGGAACTATAAAATCTAAGCCGTAGTACGTGTGTAAATCTTCGGTGGACGTAAGACTTTTACGCATGATTTCCACGCAACGCTCCACATCCTTAACCTCACATTGAAGCTCCACCGAATCATGGACAGTCGCTAACAAATCGTACTTAACTCCAGCGCCATCTAAGTCTTTACAAAGTCTTGTAATAGAGTGGAGCATTAAATCCGAAGCCGAACTTTGAATAACAAAATTCAATCCCTGCCTTAAAGCTCTATATTGATATTTCTTTATAGGGCTGTTAACGTTTGGTAGATTCCTTCTCCTGCCGAAAAGGCTAACCGCGTACCCGTGCTCTTTAACGCTTTTATGGATAACACTAATCCACTTAAAAACGTTAGGAAAGGAATCTTGGTATGCCTTAAAGATGCCCTTACAGTACGCAACGGGCTTGTTAATTTGTTGTGCCAATTTGTTAGGTCCTCCCCCATACACAATAAGGAAGCTAACACTTTTTGCAATTTGACGCTCTGTTTTAGTAACGTCTTTTACGTCCTTCCCAAACACCAACGATGCCGTAAAGCTATGGAGGTCTTGACCGGACGTGAACGCTTTAATTAGGTTTTTATCCTTGCAGCACTGCGCGAGCACTCGCAACTCAGCTTGAGAGAAGTCTGCCGCGATGAAAGCTTTATCCCCATCGGATTTCATCAATTTACGGATATTAACATTGTCCTCAGTAGGTCGGGGTAACGTGTGAAAGGACACCCCTTTCTTCATCTTTGGACCACACACATACGTGGAACAGCTTAGCCGTCCTGTAACGGTTTGAGAGAAGTTATAGCTTGAATAGATACGGTCTTCTTTGTTGTACGCAATCGCAGCTTTAACGCCTTTTACATACGTCTTGTGCTGTTTACATTTCTTCTTGTATTCAAGAAGTGTGGTAATGAAGTCCTTTGCAGCTTGTAGTTCACTTTTAGATTTCTCCCCGATTACTTTTTGATATATTTCTTTTTTCATCCTACAAGCGTCTTTTCAATCTCCTCCAAAATTAATTGGAGGTCGGCGTCAGTCACCGATGGTTTTTTGGTTTTCTTAGTAAAAGTTACAGGGTAAAGGTTAAGCCCTTCGTCCTCTGTAAATAAGATTCGTTGTAAATCAACATTTGAGTTTACATTAACCTCTTCAATTGGGGACAACTCTTGTAGTTCTTTTTCAAGAATACCAATCTCTCTCTCCAGCTTAACTTCCAGCTCATCAAGATACCCTGTATCCACCGCTATCCCGAAGTTTTCTACCCCCGCAAGCTCGATAGCAATCTCTTTCAACAGATTATCATACACATGATGCACTTGCTTCTTCCGCATGTCTTTACGTAGGATACGCCAGAATCGTAATGTGAAATCACAATCCATAGCATTACCAATTGCCATTTCGTCCAGGGGCATACTACCCCAGTCCTGCTTCGCTCCGTTAGTTACTGTTAACATAATTATTGTGAGACATGTTTTATTCTATTTGTAGCCCATTTGATGTTGTGGCAAAAATCAAGGTCATCAACGTATAAGGCTAAATGCTCTTTAAGGCTGGATATCATACCCTTTGCCTGGGGTTTTGTTATTTTTAAACGGGATGCTACCCTAGAGATAATAAATTCCCCAGTGGTAGCTGAAACTACCGCCGGGTCCCACTCGACAAGGAGTAGAAGTAGCCTGTACTTTAATTCTAAGGACATTAAAACTTTTCTAATTCATGAGGGAAATATTGTTTTACCAAGTCCATTAAGGAGTGTGGTAGGTTCTCATCTACGAGGGCATGCATGATTTGCGTATCCTCAATGTTATTAAAGTCCGTGATTCCCCAATTCATAAGAAATTTTACATCAAACTTTGAGTTATGAAAAATTTTGACGACGTTCTCATCTGTAATGAGACCTTGTGTTGCCTTTTTAATACGTTGTATATCTCGGTCTATAAACTGAGACTCGCTATGGTAAATTGGAATTACAAACCCTTGTTTCTCCTCGAACGAAAACCCAATGGTCATAATCTTACCCAACTTGTAATCTAAACCATTAGTCTCTATATCAATAGCCACTGCCTCGTGGTTGCGAGCCTCTGCAATAAGTTCTTCAAACCTGTCCACCTCTGTAACTAACTCATACGGGCTGGAGTCGAACTTGTTAACATTCAACACAAACTTGTCATACGCGTTGTCGACGTCCTGGACGAACAATCTCCTTAACTTCGGTTCAGAATAGAGGGAGAACGGGTGAAGCGTAGGGACGACGGGAATGGTCTTTCCGCCAATCTCCACATGAAACTCCTTACCCCTCTTGGTGGAGACTCCGGACTTCTTTGTTAAAGTCTTAAACGCGAGGTTTCCTAGAGGGATAATAAGAGTAGGGTCAATAGCCTGCAAATCCTCAGATAACTTCTCACGATGAGCGTGCAATATCTCGGTTGTAACATCATCCTCCCGTAGGTTATAAGCGCCAAGCGCAGGAACGAACTGGAAGGAGCCGTCGGGCACAGCCGTTTTCCCTAACAACGACTCGAGGATTCCGTATTCCTGGTCATCAAAATTGTACGTCTTCCCGTACTTCTTTCGATAAGAATCATGTAAAAAGACTATTTTTTCATCACCGACGGGTTCTCGGTGGATTTGTTTTTTTTCATCATTTTCGAAAGAATTAAATAAACTATCTAAACTCATGGTCTATAATTGGTTATGGCTAAAAAGAAAAAGCAAACTCACTACATAGACAACGCAGAGTTTGAAAAGGTTATTAAAGGGTATTTAAAAGACCCTAAAAAGCATGAAGAACGCTTGATTGAACTTCTTGATTTGCTTATTACGAACATTCTGATGTCTTTTAAATTCAATGTAGATTTTGATGATGCTAAGCAGGAATGTTTTCTACTTTCCATCAAGACATTAAAGAACTTCAAACCCGAAAGCGGAGCCGCATTTAATTATTTTACTACAGTTATTGTAAATAATCTAAAACTTATGTTCACTAAGAATAAAAAGTACAGATTAAAAATACAAAAATACGAAGAGATAATGCGCGGTCGTTTTGAAGATGAAAACCCTAAGGTGAATCAAAAAACCGATACACGGTAGGGTATTCTACATCCACCTTAACTCTTCCCTTTTTAAGGTGCACTAAAGCAGGGACAGATGTGACCATGTACATCGAAAAGGAGGCAGGAAGGTCCCAGCTGTTTATTACATAAAGAAGCTCGTCCCCTTCCTTTTCCTTCCACTTGTTAATGACCTTATCAAGAGCGAGGCAGCTTTTATCCCAAGTAGAAGTGAACAGGATTTTAAAAGTCCCATATCTCTTTCTTTGGTACAAAGCCGACAGTTCTTTTTCGGTCCTTATGTTAACTATCTGTTTCACTAGTTTCACTTACTTCGGAGTTGTCCTGTTCAGCTTCCTCGATGATTTTTGCTTTCTCTTCTTCAGAGAGTTCGCCAACCTGTTCTTTTAGGTCTTCCATGAACGCGTTTACGCCACGAAAGAACATCATTTTAACAAGTTCGTCCTGAGTTCCGTTGAACCCCGTAAAACCTTGTTTAATTTGATTCCAGCCTTCGGTTTCTGACTTGTTTAGTTTAATATAAATTTTCATTCTTCGTCCTGTGTTGTTTACCTTGCACTTGGCATTGGCAAGATTAAATGGTATCTTTTTCTCTTTCATTACTATTATACTAGTATTATGGGTGATAAATTAGATGATATTTTGAACCACGGCGAATTCAAAAAAAAGAAAAGGGTTAATAGCCGTAGAAAAGGCAACGCATTTGAAAGAGAAATTGCTAAACTTTTGAATACCCGGTTTAACACTACTGATTTTTGCAGGTCTCCAGGTTCGGGAGCTTTCGCAACTACTCATGTTTTGCCACAGTATATGAAAGTCCATGGAGACCTAATAACGCCAGAGAATTTTAAGTTTATTTTAGAATGTAAGTCAGGATACGATGTTACCTTCGAAGATATCTTCAAACCTAAGAGTGATTTGTACAAATTCATAGAACAAGCGAAGAGAGATGCTAAACAGGCTGGTCGGGATTGGTTAGTAATCTATAAAAAGACGAGGCACAAACCTTTTGTTATTGTAGGTAAGAAATATAATTTATCTCACACTGTTGCAATAAATGAAAAGTATTATATTTACACGCTATCTGATTTCTTAGGGTTGGACGTTACGCACTTCCTTCCATAAGCATCTTAGAGTGTTTGTTGAAATAGCGTCCTTGGACGGTACCTCTTACCCTAACAAAACCTTGTCGAGACACAGCATAGGATGTATTGAACATCTTATTCCCCCCTTCGTCTTTGAAATGAAACCCTCCAAGAGGTTGTGGTGTAGCTCTCCCGTCGAGAGCAGCAGATATAGCGTCGTCCATTATCCTATCCCCTGCGAAGACAGATACTTTCCCGCTATTAACTCTAACAACCGCTTCGGATTCCCGGGACGACAAAGTATTAATTACATCATGTAACGCAGCTCCTTGTGCGTATTTTTTATTTTTTGTGGCTCTCTCAAATTTTAATAAAGCTAACATGTTGCGACTCACATAAGTAGACAAAGCTCTCCTTTCCTCTGGGTCCGTAGTCGAATTCATGTCTTTCACCATTTTTTCGAACTTCTTAAAGTCTTTCTTAGCTTTCATCCCTCCGGCTACACTTGTATTTCTATCCCCAGAAGACATAATCATCTGCTCCAGCGCGGGCATAATGTTCGAATTATTTTGTGAGAGAGCGGATTGAATCTTACCATACTGTTCTCGGTCCCACTCTTTAGCTTTTGTCATATTTTGAGCCGTATCTGCGCCTATAGCCTTATTGGTCCGGGTTATATACTCTACTCTGTTTTGGAAGTTATCTTGGTACTCCTTCTGTTTATGTTCAAGGGGGGAGTTATCCAGTGCAACATCTAGGGTGCACCCCTCGAAGTTAATACTTTTATTCATGCTTTCCAAAGTTTTTAGGGACAAATCGACTTCGGTACCATGAGCGTATTCCTTGCCTAGACCTATATTTTTTGCAAACTTTTGGGCATCTTTATCGCTTGCAAATTCAAAAACAATGTCACGCTTCACCCCAAGGACCTTGTCGTGTCCTCGCTCTTCTTCTTTAGAGGGCTCCCTAGCAGCTATCGGAGATACTCCCCCGGTTGAGATAATGTCTCTCAGCTCCCCGGCTCTTTGCATGAACAAAGCTTTAACCAATTCATTTGGCTGTCCGTGAATCTCATATGCTCTTTCAGCCCGTTGGTACCATTCACAAGCCTCGATTTCCTCATCTGAAAGAAGAGAAGGGATGACACCATCGAAAGATGATTCACTTGCTCTAACAGCCTTATCTAACTTCTGTAGGGAGTCGGACATCTCCTGTACTCCCTCACTTATGGTTTCTTCTCCTCGCCCATTCATAAACTCAAGAATGCCTACATAACTTTTCTCCGTAAAAGTTCCAACCAGATTGTTTTCTTTTTTCTTTCCATCTCCGGAGGCTTTCAAAAGTGGCACCTCATTGCCTTCTGAGTCTCTCAGTTTAACATCACCCATTGCTGCACAAATATGTTTCGTGTGTGAATTGGAGACTCCGTAGGTGTTGAAGTCTCGGCTTGTTTCTTTCCCTTCTTCTGCTCGCGCTGTTTCGAGACCTTTCATAGCGGCATCAAGTTTTGGAAGGCTATTAGTAGTCTCTGCATTTCTGTTAAACCCTACAAATAAACCTTTACCTCGGCATCGAACCGCCTCAAGAACATCCTTTTGCCTTTCTGACAGGTCCGATTCCAAAACGTACCTCCCATCATCGTCGGATTGTATATGAGGCACTGTTTTCAAAATCTCATCGTACACGTCTAGAACTTCTTGGTTTACGTCCCCTTCGAACCCGTACTTATTTTCCGTCCCGCGGGACCACTCCAGCAACCCACCCATATAACTATTAGACGGAGGGATTTTACACGCCTCATCAATGGCGGTAGCAACTTCCTCAGCGGACATCACAATTTCCTCAGTTTGACCTAACTTTTGCTTGGAGGTGGTAAACTCAACGCCTAGCTGTTCTAGGTTTTTAGCCATTCGGTCGACTTGGTCAGGGTTAGTTTGTCGGTCGTTTAGCTCGGCTTCTTGTTGTCTTGTGGCTTCTTCAGCTTCAGCTTGTTGTTCCTCAGGAGACATAATAGTACCATCCTGAACACCCTGCTCGGCATCGATAACATCTTTTTCGGAGGGAGCCTTCTTCGGGTCCCAGTCATTAATGGCAGCCAAAACCTTATCCGCACTGCCAGAATTAAGCTCGGTTGCGTTACTCATCCAGTACACAGTACCCGGACCTTTTACCTGACCTGTTTTAGCATCAAACTCTGGTGATGAAATTTGAGCACCTCCCCAGGGTCCCATCTTTCCTGCTTCCACCTGAGCGCCTTGTTTTGTAAGCTGGCTGCCGGTAGACATCGCGACTGCTCTCAGGGCTTCTATCCCAGCCTCATCCGCTCCCGAAAACCACCGTTGGTGTACTCCCCCTGCTTCAAGGAGAACCTTGTCCAAGTACGCTTCAAGTATATTAAGTTTTGCTTTCATTTTAAAAATAAGACCCCTCTACATTATAAAGGGGTCTGTTAAAAAGTTAAGATAAAATTAAAAAATATTTTATTAACTTAGCTTTTGTTGAAGTGCAAAATCGTAACGAACCCCTACTTCAATTGTATGGAAATCGTTAGTGCTATAATTCAATTCGGCTAAACGATAAAACTTAGCATAAGCTCCGTAAAGGGTAATCATCATCTTAGGGGTATGGTCAGCNTCTAGCTGTGTTATTCGAATCTTACGCTTCATTGCAGAAGTTCCTAGAACTCCAGTGNTTGGGTCGTAAGTTTCAGATATCCATCCGAAAAGAGCTTGAGCAGCCTCACCTGTTACTAAGTTATCAAACGTGAATGTAGTTTCATCGGCTGAGTACTTTCCAGGGTAGTAGAACTTATCGTTTACACGGTCCACCGCGATGTCTTCCACGCTAAAGCCAATAGCGCCAATTTGTTTACACGCTAAAGTTAAGGAGTTAGTTTGGTCTCTCGGACTTCCTTCAGTGCCTGGAACTTCCCCTAAGCCATCAATAGAAATCAGCCAGCTGTAGGTTCTTAATGAATCGTACTGTTGAGACAGAGTATTGAGACGGTCGTCTCCACCGGTTCTGAACTGGTCGAAATACTCGTTAGTAATTTTGTTGTTTTTAAAAGCCATTTATCTTATTTATTCTGATTGGGGTTGCCCTAAGACGTTAATCTCAAATACGAGCGTTTCTGCAGCTTTTGTTGGAACAACTTCAATTCTTACCCAAAGTTCATTTCTCTCTACTCGGATAGGGGTGTTGGTTGTTTCATCACAAGTTACATTGAAGGATGTGATTCCTCTTCTAGCCTGAATATCCTCTAACAAAGGTGTTACAGTATTCTCTAGCAAAGACCATGTAATTGGGTCGTTAGGTTCAAATACGTAAGGTAGCCCGATAGCTTTAACTCGCTGCCTAATGTGTGTAGCCAAACGTCTGACGTTAATTCGGTCTAATGCGGATTCTGTTCTTTGGGTTGTTCTTTGCCCCCAAATCAAGATTCCTTGTCTGGAGAAATTAACAATCGGGTTGATTGCGTTGCCTCCGCCGTAAACGAAATCTCTATCTCCTTGATTCAAATCCTTCTCAAGCTCTTTAACTCCTGGAGAGATTTTACCTCGCGTAACGCCCGCAGTGGGAACCCAGATATCACTGTTAGCGTCCGCCTTACACATCGCCTTGATAGCAAAGATGGAGGGGTCTACTAGAGTATCAATTTGTCTGAAAGTATCGAACATCTTACAGTGAGGGTAGTATAACGCCGCGAAAGAAGAGTTCAGTGAGGTAGTTCTTCCTGGGTAGTTGCCGTTATGCCACTCCACCGCGTCCTGAGGGGATAAGCCCTCTGGGGGAGAGGTTACATATAGGAACTCACCAGTGTTTTCGGCTTGCTCTATTGCTGCACCCTGTACATCTTCCACATGAACTCCAGGAATAGCTACAAGGTCTACAGGGGGTTGGGTTCCGTCAAAGGCTTTAACACCTCTTGTTGAGCCCGCAGGACCTGCAAGGGCGTTTTTAACGGAAGCGTTAGTCATAACACCTCCGTGGTCTCCAGCGTCTCCGTTAGCGCCTCCTGACACGTCAAACGTTCCAGGAATTAATTTTAGAAGCCTTACCCAGTTTTGGTTATCCGGGACAGTTAGGACAGTTCCAGAGGTGTTTATAGTGTCGAGGTTTAAAGAATCCCAACGGGCTCCTGGTCCTTGGACAGCTCCGTTCCTTTGGGTGCTAGTGTTTTCGAATCTTCCATAAACGTACTCAGAAGTTTCATTGTCTCCGTAAATGCTTCGGTTTATAACCGAACTCAACATAGTTGGGATACCTGAAGCTTCATTTATGAAATCAATTTTGTAAGATTCTTCTACAGCTCCTCCGCGCAAGAGTTGGAAGGACTGCTGGTATAATCCAGTGTTATCAACCTTAATTTGGAATCCTCTTTTTACGTTGGCTCGACCATCGTAAGAGCTTGCTGCGTTAATGCCTGTTCCCGTGTGGAGTGCTCTAATCGTATAACCTCCCGCGGAGGCGTTATTAGTTGGGATAGTTGTTCCAGAGCCTTGCACAGACGCTCGTGCCGCGGTGTATGCGGCTCCTGCCTCATCTTCGGCTTTACGTTCTAAGTTGTTTGTAAAAGTAGCTGCTGTTCCACCTCCAAGGTGCCCGTTGCTTCCTAGGAAAAGAGTAGCAGATAGGTAGGATGTAGCAGAGCCAAGTACGTTAAAGCCCGGGGAATTATAAAACATGCCACTTACTGATTGCATTCCGGAGAGCTGGTAATGAGCCGTCGCCGAATCTCCGACACCGTCAAAACCATAACCAATAGCGGAAGGACCTAAACCAATAGACTCCCCGTCGAAATTCACGTATGTGCCCGCGTTGGTTTTTGGCAGAAGATTTCCTCCACCTCCAATAGCACCATGACCTGAAAGCTGATTGTCTCTAAAGTTATCACAAGTAGGATTGTATTGTCCAGCGTGCATGCTTCCCAAGCCTGACGGGTGAAGGGCGCTCACGGAAATCATAGCTTTTTGTCCAGGTTCCGTAGAGACCCAGGCAAGCATAGAGTCGTCTACTTTAACGACTTTAAAATCATTCTGTTGGCTTAGGCATCTGCTAAACGCTGAAACAACATTGTCTATAGTACAATGTGCTACGGTTAAGAAGTAAGGCTTAGCGTGTTTAAGTGCTCCGTTTGAACCCCAACAGTGTATCATGAAGTGGGCAGAACCACTTGTAGTTGTTCCGGTTAGACCTGGGTAATACAGGTTAGGACCTGAAGTGCCGTAGCCGTAAGTTTTACTTGCTGGCTCAAGTACACCTTGTGGACCGTTACTTGTATGAATCACGAAAGGCTGAGTTCCAAGAGCAAGATTCGCATTAGCTTGGTTTCCAGCGTCTGTTTGCGCTCTAACGAACACAAGCTGATTCGTGGTTTTCATAATCTCGTAAGCTCCAAGCAGACCTTGACCCCCTGTGGTCTCCGTTGGAAGACCAAACACTCTTTCGAGCTCAGTAGTGGAAGTGATAAGAACGGGCTTATCGACGGGACCTTGGGATGCAAATCCAACAATACCAGGTGTTGTTGGGCTTCCATCTCCGGTGAAATTAGAGAAATCCTTCTCTACGGTGTATACTCCAGGGCTGTTGTATGTAGGCATGATTATTAACGTTGAACTTCGGTAACAGAGACCATTCTGCGTCTCTTAAATTCCTCAAGTTGCGGGGTTTGGGGTTTGTGTGGGACAAGAATGCTTTTTTGAGGCGTCATCCAGAATACAGATATACCAGTGTCCCCATTTATAATAAGCTCAAAATCAGAGTTACTTATATTGACGATTTCCAGCAGCCTACGAGAAACAATCGGTGCTTCAAATTTAGCAACGGTTTTCTTTTTGGGGGCTACTTTCTTCTTTCTGGGGGACATATCGGTACTCCTACTATATTTAGGAGGTGCCAACCTAGTATTATAGATATTTTTTCTATTACTTGAAGACATATTCCTGGTTTATTAGTTCTTTAATTCGTCCTGTATGTGAATATAGGAACTGGCGCCCCGGAATATAAGCCTCTACCCTCAAAGTAACCCTCTTCCGGAGGAGTCTGTCCTGCTTATCTCCAGCCTGAACAGACGACATATCCAGAACATCTAGTAAGAATGCCTTGTTTTCCGCCTCATCCTCGGTAGGTATCGCCATAGAAGGTTGAAACATCATCTGTATTTCTTCCACCATTTGGTTCATATCCTCAGTATATTTGGACCATAAGGTAAGTTGGAATTGTAATGCTACGGCTTTTGAAGTTTGTTTTATAATTCTATAAGCTTTTTGAGTCTCCACATCAAAAAATTTATACGTAGTCAGCTGAACGTCTGGCTTTCTAATACCAGTGTTCTCTTCAATATCCCCAATCGCCACAGACATTATTGGGAGAGTTAAGGTCCTGTCCTCGTGGATTTTTGAGATAGCTCTTTCAGGGTTAGCATACATTTTAGGAACTTTAATACGCTCGTCCTGCGCATTAAAAACGTAAACGTTCAGCTTGTCCATTAAAGCTTTTGTATAATTCCTGTAAAAATTTCTTGTGTGCGGATGTTTTTCTTCGTACGCTTTAATATCTTTCCTGAGTTGGGCAATTAGTTTATTATCCATTAGAACATAGTAAATGCAGGAGGCTCTTCAATTTCTTGAAGAAGGTCAGTAATTAAGGCTTGTTGTTCTGCCTGACCTTCTTGGACAAGCGCAGAACCGTTCAGTACAGCCCCTCCTTGTGGGGAGGGTAGTTGAGCGAACTTACCTCTAATCTGCCCTAGAATGACCTTAGAAATGGCTGTGGCGAACCTCTGTATCCAACTAATAAAGTAAGGGTGAAGGGTGTCCGAATCCAAGGCTTTAAACTCCACAACAACTTCTTCCTCGTCGTCTGCATCACTAGGGGTAGGGTACACCTGTAGGTATCTTCCGTTCACAACATCCCAGGTGCCGTCTCGGCTAAGAACCTTTCTAATCTGTTCTAAGTGCATCTTCATCAGCAAGAAATCTGTGACGGCGAACTGGTTAAATAAGAAGTTCTCTTGGAAATACTTGATGAAGAAATCGTTCTCGAGCGTGCCTGACTGGCGGGCAATGGATAGGAGGTGTCTTTTATACGCGCAAAATCTAAAGTTATTCATAACAAATTGAGGAAGCTCATATAAATTCACCCCTGCCTTCGTTCTAAAAGTACAAAACTGTAAACACCAATCGGGCGCGTGGTAGTCTAGTTTCGAAAGAGCCTCATCAATAGCCGTAAGAATTTGAAAATCGGACAACTCTACTCTAACCACAGGGTACCCAAGTCGGGCTTTTATAAAATCTCTAATGATTGTGTAAAATCTATTAAACTCCACATCATCGGCAAATAACCTACGATTCATAGTCTCGTAGTTAATATCTCCCAAAGTATTCGAAAAGGCAGAAACATCACCTGAGGTTCCTTTCCTGTTGGCAAAAGTATTGCCAAACCTTGTAGTTGGTTGATATGCAGACATTAGTTCATTTTATATAGGCAAGAAGCTCACCCTTAATCAAAAGGATGAGCTTCTTTTTAAAATCAATCAGCAGTGTTAGCTGTTCGCTTTGATAGTCGCGAATGGCTTGTGCATGAAGTTTGATTCGGCTCCAATTAAACGGATGATACGGTAGAATCTCGATTCAGGAGAAATACCTACTTTTCCGTACCTAGTGAGCAAGCCCTTTCTAGGTTGGAATGTATCTGGGTCCGTGATGGTTGGAAGCATCTGGAGTGGAATGTATGGGGAATAAATGTATCCGGCATCCATAGGGGAAGAACCCTTATAGCCCATCATGATTTCGTCCTCCGGCCAAAGTGGGTCGACGTAAACGTCAAACTGACCCATTAATTTGCCTCGGTATTGAATGTTGGCTCCTAGCTGCCCATTAAACTCACCCTGCTTAACACCCCCTTCCATCTTCGAAGCTGAAGAAAGGATAGCAGCTACCATTGGAGAAGTAACAATCCAGTTACCTGCACCACGGTAAGTAGTTTTATAGATGTCTTGGGAAGCAAAGTTAAGTGCCGCAACCAAGTTAGCATATACCTGACCAACGTGACGTGGGTCCATACCTAGCGCGGAAGTAGCAAAATCAACTAGCATTACGTTGCCAGCAGTTCTGCGAGAACCAGCAGGGTCTGTTCCGATACGGTCACGGTTAACAGTAGTTCCATCAGTGTTTAAATCATAGTAGAAACCAGATGGGTTAAAGTCACCAGTGCCGTCGTCACCGAATTTGTTGGAGTTACCAAGGGTTAGCATATCGCGGTTCCAACCTGCATCGTTTGTTGCGGTTGTCCAGTCATAAGCGATGCCTCGAATATCCTCAAGAAGTTCACGGTCAATTTCCAAAGAAACTTCCTTACCCAAAAGGTCAGTAAGTTCTCTTTCCAAATCCAAGTTGTGATACGCACGAAGGTCCTGTGCAGCCTCTAGAGTCCAGAGAGCACGGAACTTACGAGTACGAGCGATGATAGCTTGTTGTTCGATATGGAAGTTGATTTCCGGAATCGCAGCGCCTGTTAAGGCTTCACCAGAAGATACGTCCAAAGCGTAAGTCTTGGTCTCGTTCGGGAAGCTAGCAATCTTACCACCAGCCGTGGAAGAAGTATCTTCAAAGTGAGAACTCAGACCCATCAAGCGGTTAGCAGCCATACCATCGTAAGGACCACCCATACCAACCTGAGCGTCAAGACCAGAGTTAGTACCCCAGCCTCCGTTAGCGTTGGCACTAGCAACCATGTTCATGTAAGTTAGGTTGTAGCGGCTATAAACGGTTTGGATTCTGCTAGTGCCTGCATTATTGTTACCCTTACGGTCGAAACCTAGGTAGAATACTTGGGAAACAGGAGCTTGCATTGGCTGAACGCCACAAACTTTGTTAGCAATCAATTCCGGGAAAACCCGGCGAATGAGAGGGAATGCAAACTTCTGGAAAGTACCAAGCTGACCGACAGTCGTAGTCTCGTTAAGAGATTGACCATCTTTCTGCATTTCGTTCATAATTGAACGTGCTTGGTTCTCAAGAAGAACTGCGGTACTCTCACGGGTGGATGAGTCCTCAATCCCTTCCAGAATCGGATTCCACTTCTCAGTAAGTGTACGTGAAGTGTCTTTATTTAACATAATTATTTATCCTCCGTGAAAGTACGCGATAGGCGCACTACATCTTCGGTGAGGAATTGGTTTTCCGAAGCTGCTAGTGAATGTCCCCCTAGTTCGTGATTCTCATTCGTAATGACAATCGCGGACTCGGAAGAACGAAAAGGAAGCTCTGCTTTTTCTTGAAGGTTTTGATTTTCCTCCATCAGGCTAGAAAACTCATCTTGAGTTGATGTAAGCTTGCTTTCTAGTAAGTGGTTTTCTTGCGCAGCATGGTTAAGAGCCGAGTTCAATGAAGTAACTGACTCTTCCAGCTCAGAAATCTTTCCAGCATAAGAATTCGCTAAGCTATCCTTGTCCCCAGAGGTAATGTCTGATGCGACCAAGGTTTTAACGGCTTCATATATCTTAACAGCACGATAAGTTTCGTCTGTTGCTTTAAGGTCCGCTAGTGCGGCTTCCTTAAGTTGTTCGATTTTAGTGCGTAAGAAACCGCTAACTTTAGATTCAAGTAGGCTTACTTCCGAAGCAACGCGTCCATCCACAACTTCATTAATAAGGTTGTGAATTTCCTTGATGCCAGCCTCAGATAAATCTCCAGGCAGGGCTTCGATAATCTTGTCTAAGTTATTGCTCATGTTTCTATATTATCTATGTATACATGTTATACAAGCTTACTTATTTTTAGCTTGCAACGTGTTTTTTAATGCAGTGATGTAAATTCTTTCTTGCTTGTGGTGGTCCAACTCTTGAACGATGGGGTCACGCTTCTCATGAAGCATGCCCTCTTTCAAAGCAGGGAACGCACCTTGGCAAGACGGGTCTGATACCATATCCCAGGTAATCATTTTTAAGTTATCTTGAACGCGATAGCAATCTTCATGCATATCCTGTTCTAGACTTCCAGTTGCCCTAGAAGAAATTCCTACTTGTACCCCTGATTTTAAGAGTTCTTGTAAGACTTTCCCTGAGGGGGTGTTAAGCACTTCGGCTTCCCCCATAATTTTGTTACCGTCAAACTGGAGTCCGGTAATCAAATGAGACGCATTTGAAAGCGACACAACCTCATTAGAAGGATGGTCTAACTCGCCTACTAGTCTGCGCTCGGAAATCATAGTACCTAGCTTTTGGCATTCTCGCTCGAGAAGCTTTTTGCTGTAGATTCTTTTGTTTCCGTTTACTTTCTCAGCCTCAGAGAATAGACCCCGAATCTTCATAGGACCACCACTCTTACCTTCAGTAAGGATTTCAATTTCTCCAAAGGAGTAGAAGTCTCGAAGTAGGTTGGTCATGATTTACTGGTGGCTAAGTCGATTTTTGTGTGGCGGGAGTGAATATCCGTTTCAAGGTCACTTTTACCTTTGATTGAAGGCTTCCCCCGTCGGCTTGCTTTGCTACCACCCGTACGGTAGGCTTTAGTAGCTCCATGCTGTGCGAGGCGCGATATTGCTTTCGTACGTGCGAAAGGTTCACTTCCCTCTGGCGCGGCGCGAACATTATCTTTAAGACCTTTGTGCAATCCCGTCGCTGCCCCTTTTTCAATCTTGGGCTGTGCTTCTTTCCCGTGTCTTATACGTAGTTTACTTTGAATCCTTTGTAATCTCTCGCCTGGGGTCCTCCTTTGACCACGTCGGAATTTAGCTTTTTGACCGACTTGTGTAGCGGCTCGAGTGGCTCTATCAGAGGTTGCTTCTGCGTCACCTCCTGTAGTCCTACCTTCGAGTAGTTCTCTCAATAGCCCTCTTTTATACATAATTATTTACTCCCCGCATAGGGGTTTTGTGGGTGTTTACGAGAGTGAGAAGATGCTTTTCCGAAGCCTGGCGTTTCGTGGTCCTTATCGGAGCCTTTACCTTTCT